GGGAGCACCAAAGATGCGTACAGATCGTAAGCGAGATGAACCCAGAAGTTGGGAAGGCTTTGCACAATCAGAGACCGAAATTCTAAAAGCCTTGGAAGAGGCTTACGAACAAGGTTATGACGATGGGTTTGAGGAGGCTCGCGAGAGTTTCGTTCAAACCCAGTTGTTGCTCTCCCACACTGGTGGATCAGCATAAAAAAAGCCCCCTGTGAGGGGGGCTAAGAAGGAGAGTGGCAACTGCTCCTCAAATGGCAATCATTGTGGCTCTTTTTCTGTCAGAGCCTTGTAGCCTTCATAGGCTCCCATTAAACCTGTACCGATAGCGCCAGCACCTTTAATTCTAGCTGTTCTGGGGCCAATCACTGGCACGGTAGCCGCCGCACCAAAACCAGTTTGAGCACCAGCGCCAGCCACTTGTTGAATAGCCGCAAGCAACTCAGGACTGCGATCACCAGCTTGGTAGCGTTTGATTAGTTCTTCAATTGGCATATTGGCTAGTTCATTGATACCCCTAGCGGCTTGTAGACCACCGATTGCACCAATCCCTGCACGAGTCACCATTCCTGCTTTGCCAGACTTTACACCAGTAACTTCAAGGGGGCGCGTCACCATGCCCGGCGCTGTCTTTGCCAGTTTACGACCAGACGCTAAGTCTGCTTGAGCGGCGGCTTGTCGATCAGCGGCGGTCTCTGCGGCAGTTTGTGCGCGTGCAACACCAGATGCTTTAGCTTTTTGCGCTTGTTCAAATGCCTTTTGTGCTTGGGCATTTTGTTGAGCAGAAAGAGCACGTTCATTTTTCAGACGTTGCATCTCTTCTTGTTGGGCTAATCTTTCCTGAGCGGCTTTGTCGTCAGCCATGCGTTGCTCAAGTTCTGCCTCTCGTTGACGCTCACCAGCAAGGTCTGGGCTAACCATAACGCCAGAAGGCGTGGAGCCACTAATGCCTTCGGTCAATGCCAGAGCCTTGCTAGGGTCAACAAGACCCTGCTGACCAAGCGCTTGTAAAACCGCTTGTTGGTTAGCCGCATTCCTTGCAATCTGCGAGGTGCGCTCGTTGTATGTTGTCTGGCGTGCGCGTCCCGTTACATCATCTACAGTTGTGCCTTGAATGGCACGAGTGTGCTGATCTACCGATGGCGCATTTGGATCAGTGATGATGGAAGGGGTCTCAGGAGCCACAGAAACGCCCTGTGGAGCGCTTGGGGCGGCTGGTGCTGTGGTAGGTGGCACCTTAGCCTTTTGAGCGTTTACAGCCTTCTGTAAGTCTTCTTCGGCATACTTTAAAAAGAACTGCGTCCGCTTGTACTCAGCTTCTAGCGCGTCAAGGTCTGTACCACCAGCAATTGGTGTTGTGCTACTCATGCGCTGTTGCAATCGTTTCTCAGCAATATCTGCGCGAACCTTGGCTTTTTTAGCCGCATCTTCAAGTGACGCTAGGTCTGGTGCCTTAGCAGGCATTTGCGGATCAAAAGGAATCTGACCTAATGCAGAAAAACCAGCACCCATAAGCGCACCAGTGGCTGGGTCAATAGTTTCTTTTGGTTCTGGCTTTGGTGGTTCGTCAGTTGTTCCAGCCTCTTGGCGCTCTTGTTGGATGCGCTCCGCCTCTGTCATTGGTTTGACTGTAGCAATCTCTTCTGGGTCTTTGTAAAAGCCTGTAGTGGTCTTGTGAGCACCGCGCACTTTGTCTTCGTACTCTTCCAAAGAGTCCTCAAAATAAGAACCCTTAACGCCAGTGTTTAAACCCTGTGAGTATTTAGAAATGTCTGTTCCAGCATTTAATGCATTGGGGTACAAGCGACGAATGAAGTGCGAGTAGTAGTCACCAAAAGCCTCTGGGCTTTCAAAATTGATGTACTTATCTTTTGATCCAGTTTTGTTGTCTTTGCCTTCTCTGCCACCACCAGACATATCTTTGATGTTGCCAAGATTAAAGTCACCAACAGGGCTACGACCGTAGTTAGACTCCATACCCCACTGCGCTAAAAGTACAGAAGGGGCAATACCTGTTTTCTGGCTGACCTGTACAGCGACAGGGCCGTACTCTTCGGCGAACATTTTTACATGGTCGTTAGCCATATCACTCCCCTTCGCGTTTCTTGCGAATTACTTGAGTCTGTGGGTCTCGGATGTAGCCGGGCGGCACCGACGGATCGCTTGATGGCAACGCTGTAGCTGGCGGCCTACTGCTAGGTGTAGCGGGAGCCGCCGCTGGCTTAGGTTTCTTCTTGAGCAAGTCAGCGTTAGCCTCGCGAATGTTCTTGAGGGTTTCTGAGTAGTCAGCCTTGAGCGCTTTGTATTCAGCAGAGTGCATGAAGTCATCGTAGGACTCGCCAGTTTTGCGATACTGAAGCCACGCTCCATATGCCTTGTCATCAAACTTGGAACGCTCAATAAGCAATTCAGACTTGAGTCGAATGACAACGTCGCTGTCGGTTGGCATAGCGCCAAGTTCTGCGGCAAGTTGGCTTTCTTTCTCGGTGATCTGACCCTGACCCTGCATGGTTTTGCGGAACTGAATGTTGAGTTGTGCGGCAGACTGAGCAAACATTTGCAAAGTATCGATCTGTTCGTCTGTAAGACCTTGTTGTTTGAGAATGTTGACTGGCAGATTGATAGAACCGCTTGGTGTTTGAATACCAGCACCCAATGCCTTCATAACCACATCTCTGGTCTTACCAGTGTTCAGCAGTCGGAATACCTCTGGGTTGTTCTTTGCGTAGGTAATCATGTCAGCGGCTGTTTGCTGATTGTCAAAAGCAACAGATGCACGATTCTTCAAATCGGTAGCAGACTTCTCTGAAGACTCAGCACGAGCACCTTCAGTTTTTACTAAGCGCTCTCTCTCTTGAGCCGACTCTAATTCTGTTTTTGGACGCTGAAACTCTGTCTGACCTTGTGCATTCTTTTTGCTAACTGGCGTAATCATGCCGTTTTGAGCCATGAAGCGAATCAGAATTTGCTCGTCACCAGTAGTGGCGGCTTGGCGTGCGGCATCAAAAAAGCCATCAGCCACTTCGGTGCGAACCTTAACCTTCTTGTCGCTGTAAGGAATGGTGACCTCAGTAAAGCCAGCGTCTGCCGCTTTCTTGGCTTCGACTTCAGCTTTCTGAAGGTTGAACAAAAACTTCTCTGTGTCTGGGTCACCGATCTGTTGACCAGCAACAAGTTCTCTGCGACCGATTGGTGCAAAGCCTGTGACCGTTGTAGGAAGACCGGGTCTGCTCGGTGGCATACCGCCAGTAGGAGGAGCGCCAGCAGGAGCACCACCAGCAGGAACTGCTAATCCGCCTAACGGAGTACCGCCAGCTTGTGGCATCGCACCTTGTGGGCCGCTCAAGTTTTGAAGCATTGCAGAACCCGCCATCTTCTGACGCAATTGCTGTTGCTTCATCATCAAGTCAAGGTTTTGTGTATCTGTAGTCGCTTGACGTTCTTTTTCACCCAAGGTGGCTTTATGAAACTCGCCCATGCCCTGACCAAGAGACTCAACAAATTGACCAGTCTTTGTGGGTTGAGCCAAACCAACACCTAACGCCATAAACTTTGGGTCATAGGGTAATGCAGTGCGTTTGGATAAAGACTCTTGCATCTTTTGAATTTGCGCATCCAACTGCATACGACCTTTGTTCAGGTTCGTAATTTCTTTGTTGACGTCAAATGGTTCATCCTGAGAGGCGATCTCTTCCGCCGCGATTAGGCTAGGGTCAATCGCTTTAGCAGGTTGATTAGGCGCTTTTGTTTGCGCCAAGTTAGCGGGTGGTGGTTTGGGTGTTTGGGAGACTTGACCTAATCCGCCCTGTGGTTGTTGTGCAATCATTTTTTTATCCCACTAAGTAACCATCTTGGTCGTAATAATTACCCTGTCCATCGTGATATGCGGCATTATTTGGCATGACATCTTGTAGACCGCCGCCATCAGCCATCATTACAGCACCACCAGTAGCCGCCCTCTTAACAGGAACTGGTTGACCAGCCTGCACTGCGGTTGTAGCGGCATCATTTGGATCACCCTTGTACAAAGAATACAGGATAGAACCCAAAGAGCCAATCTGAGCCAATGGGCTAATGCCGAACTGACCTTGTTGACCGGGGCCAGTGGTCTGCTTGATTTGACCCTCTGGAATATTTTGACCCTGCAACAACTTAGCATAGTTCTGCGCTTGAATCATTGGGTAATCCAATGCGGCTTGACCTAACTTTTGCTGGTTGGCACCCATGTTGAACAACGCATTCAATCCGCCAGTTCCTGTTTGGAATTGTTCTTGACCTAACTGAGTCAAACCCTGACCAGCCTGCAATTGGCGCTGTAGATCGTTCTGAGCGGCTTTTATAGACGTGTCGTAACCACCGCTGAGGGCTTGGTACTGTCTGCCCAATAAATCGCTCTGAATGTCTCTAAGCGTGTTTCCAGTGACTTGCTGTTGGCGACGTGAGCCAAACTGACCAGTGCCTGTTGCCGCCGCACCCAATGCTGGGAGCACGTTTTCCTGTACGTTACGCTGTGTCAGGCGACCCATCTCATCGACTACATAGTCTTGATAGGGGTTCATGTACCCGCCAACAATTTCAGGAGCGGCTGTACCGCCTGCACCCGTGAGCATCTGGCTGGCTTGACCTAGTGTGCCTGTCCCAGAAAAAGCCAGATTGGGAGCCATCTGGAGGGCTTGCTGTTGCAACGGGCTAAAGCCTGCCACACCGCCCTGTTGGACGGCGCTTTGACCTAAGTTGGCAATGTCTTGTAGGTAGTCAGTATAGAACTGGGGGGCGGTATCCTGTGACTGCGTAGTTGTGGTTACGTCAGGCAGTGCCGCGCCTTGGAATAGATCAGCCATTCATAGACTCCTTCAGATAGTTCAAAGGTGATTTAGCCTTTGGTGGTATTTTACCGAGAGGTGCGCTTCTTTTGTGAGCGCGAATGTTTTCTCGGAATTTATCAAGAACTTTGGCACCAGCTTTGTTTGAACCGTTACCTAACATGGAAACCAATTCGGCATCCATAACGTATTCACCATCAGCTAACCAAGCTGGAATGTCGTCAGACTGACCGTCACCAGCACCGTTAACAGCGGAACCCTTGCGGAAGTCCACACGGTTATTTACCACTGGGTTAGTGTGATGGCTGTGAACGGTATGAGCCTGTGACAGACCACCCCTTTTCATGCCTTCAGCCAAACCAAGATTTTCAGCAGGGTTCATTACGCGACCAAACGTGTAGTGCGTTGTACCGCCACTCGCCATTGCTGGTTCTTCTTCAGCCATATATTCTTCTTGTGGCTCTTCTTCATAGCCACCGTCTTCTAACAAGTAACCGTATTCATCAACAAGGTTGCCAGACTGATCTGTGAGGTTGCCCTCTTGATCCCTGTAGTTGTTCATGTCGGGTTCTCTTAAATATCCAGATACGCCAAGATCAGAGAACAGGCGATCATCGATTATTTCATCTCCGACGTCTTCTGCATAGTCAGAATAAGAAACGATTGGGCTACCAGTGCCTGTGCGACCACCCACCATGCCTGCACCAAAGTCTGTGGTGCGTGGGTCAAACGAAGTCAACTCAGAAATGTCAACGGGTTGGCTTGGGCCAGCCGAATCGCTCTCACCCGCTTGATCCATCAAAGATGCAATCAAAGCGCCTACGGCTCCGCCAGCCATGCCGGGGTTCTCTTGTACAAAGTTCAATAGCGAATCCAAAATTCCGCTTTGGTCTGGTTGGTCATACCTTCCAGATACAGACTCGTCGCGCTCTTGTTGCGCTAAGAAACTTGGTTTGTTTCCAGAACCAGAAGAGGTAATCCCTTCTACTGGATAGTTTCCAGAAACAGACTCACCCCTCTCATCTAAATAATCCCCAGAAACTGATTCACCTATTTCATTAGGATAAGTTCCAGAAACAGACTCACCAACTTCAGGACTAAATACGTTGCCATCTGCATCGGTGGTAAACACAATGTTGGTATCAGCATCAATTGTCATTGTGCTACCGTCGTCATCAACATAAGTAGCCGTACCGTCACCATTGTCAACAAAGCCAGCAGGCCAACCCTCTGGAGAGGGTATATACCCATCGTCGACTTCATCTAACATTGCTGAACGCAAGTAAGTGTTTCGGGATGGCTGGCTCTGCGAATACAAAGATTGATCGCCCGTCATTGATGGGTCGTCAAACTCACCATAGTTGTAGCCGACGTTCTGAAAATCTTGAACTTCTTCACCAGTGTCAGAGTAACCAAAGTCTTCGCCGTAGCCTGTATAGCCGCCATCATCAAAGCGACGAGCATTACGTTTGTACTTCTTAACGATAGAGCCGCCTTTTGCCTCTTCATAATCTGAACCGTAATCGTAGTATTCATCATCTTCAGGCGGAACATAACCTAAATCAGAATCATCAAATTCATCATAACCTAACGTAGTATCGTCACCTGAGCCTTCAAAGCCTTCTTGCGTCCACTCGCCATCAGCGCCTTGATTCCATGTGAAACCAGTCTCTGGGTCTGTATATGTTGTTGTGTCTTCAAAAGAAGAATCTCCACCTTCTAGAGTCCAGTTACCGTCTTCGCCAAGGTTGTATACGTCGCCAGTTTCTGGGTCTGTATAAGTTGTTTCATCATAAGTAGTTGTATCAACAGTAGATGTGTCACCAGCAGAGGCATCAATATAGTCACCGTCTGCACCGACGGTGTACATCAAGTTACCATCAGCGCCGTAGATGTTTCCACTTTCATCAGCAAAGTAACCTTCGCCAAGGTCTGTCATTCCAGAGGTGTCTCCACCGACAACCGTTGTGTCTCCAGTACCACCAGTAAGACTTCTAGTCAAACCAGTGGTGGTATCTGTTCCATCTCCAGAAACTCCAGCATCTTCACCAAAAGAGCCATCTGTGACTGCCTCCATGCCAACAATGTTTCCATCCTTGTCATAGGTTGTGACCATTCCGTCTTCAGTGACTGAATAGCTTCCATCTGCATTTGTTACAGCGCCTTCAGGGGCAACAAATGCCTCTTCATCAGCTTTGACGCGATCTAACTCTGCTTGAATCTGTTCGTCTGTCAATGCGGCTGTTACGCCTGCTGTAGAGCCTTTAGGAACAACAGGGGGTTTAGTACCGACTGGTGGCTTTATGGAAGGAGCGCCCCCGCCGGGCTTGATCCCAATGCCGCCTTTTGTTGGAATGCCTGCTGGCTTAGTAATAGATGTAATTGGCGGCTTACCAATAGGCGGTTTGAGAACAGGAGGCTTAGGCGTTCCGGGGATAACTGGTGGTTTGTTAATTGGTGGCTTGGGTGTGCCGGGAATCACTGGCGGTTTAACAACGGGTGTTTTAGGTTTTGTAACTGTGTCAATTGCCTTTTTAACCAGCGCGGCAGTTCCTGCGGCAACAGCCGCTTTCTTTAGCGTACTTGTCAAATTGCTTGATGGTTTTGTAGCTGGCTTAGTTGGAGTGACAGCAGGTTTTTTTATTGTTGTTACTGGTTTTGTTGTTGTAGTCTTAGCCGCAACAGGTGCCTTTGTAGTCTTAGCGGAAACTGGAGCCTTTGTTGTTGTTTTAGCCGCAACGGGGGGTTTTGCCGTAGGCGTAGTTTTTGCCAATACCGCAGGCTTTTTAATTGCAGAAGTAATGGCAGGTTTAGCCGCAGGCGCTCTGCTTGTTTGTACACGCGAGACTGGAGCACCAGAAGTTGTTCCACGAGAAGTAGGGGTTGTTACGCCTTCAGATACAGGTGCGCGACCAGAAATTGTTTCACGAGGAGCGCGGGTAACAGAAGTCAAATCACGGCGACCACCTCGATCACCGCGACCGCCTCGTTCTGGACGACCATCGCCAAAATCTAACTCAGTAGGTCTGAATCTTTTGTTGGGTGCGTTACGCATCACCGAACTAATTGTTCGGACGGGCGTTCTTAATTCCAAAGGGTTGCGTACTGTTCTTGCCATAATTTACCCCATTTTCTTCGTATTCAGACCTGCTGGCAACTGTGCCTTTTTTACAGGTATTAAGGTTTTAACATCCACCCTTTGTGGCGGCTTTTTAATTGGTGTCAAGTTTGCCACATTGACTTGTGCTGGCGGCTTGGATGACTTCAATTGAGACATCTGTTGTGCCGACAAGGTTTTCTTGGCTGTATTCAATGCACCAAGTGCCGCAGGTTTTACAGCCGCTGTTCTTGTTGTTGTTTTAGGCGTATTTGTTCTCAAAGCACCAGTCAAATTGGCTCTTGTTTTGTTGACTTTGGTAACAGGCTTAGTTAAAGACGTTGCTTTATTTAATAACCCAGTTGCTGTGGATGCCAGACCCAAACCAGTTCCAACTGTAGATGCCAAATCAGTTAATGTTTCATTGCCTGTTGTACTTGCAAGCAAGTTCAAACCACCAACCGTTTTGTCAGCATCAGTTCCAGTAGTCAATGTAGATACATTATTGACTGTGTTAGAACCAGTATTGGCAAGCACAGTGGAGCCAGCCAACAACACAGCATTCATTAGGGTTGCATCGTTGACATTACCGTTGGTGACTAATTGAGTTACCACTGGAGTCAAAACAGAATTCAACAACTTGGCATCTGCGGTTGAAAGTCCTATTCCACCAGTTACAGCGCCAAGACCCGTATTGACAGCAGAATTAAGCAATTGAGTCCCGATGGCAGTGCCGACATCCGTGCCTGTTGCTAAAGCCGTAATAGCCGCTGTACCTGCTCTAGTAAGAGCGCCTGATACAGCAGGCGAAAGGTCTGACGGCAACGCTGTGGAAATCATTGGAGCAACGCCAGCAGAGATTGCACCAGTAATAGAACCCTTTAAGAATCCGTCGCCAAACTTTCCACCAGAGGCTTCCGCCATAACGCCGCTTGTCACGCCGTTGATAATTGCTTTAGAAACAACTTGTGACGCTAACTCTCCCAGACCTGCTTGAGTAAGAGAACTGGTGAGCATGGAGCCAACGCCGGGCATCAGGAAGTTGGACGCAATCATAATGATTGGCATAAGCGTATCTGCATCGCTGGTCGTAAAACCAGTTGCAGAAACTACCGACTTACCTGTCTTAGGATCAAACTTCAAATCATAACTAGTACCACCACCACCAGTGTAGGTAGCGCCAATGGTGTACGCAATTGGATTGTCTACAGCATCTTGCGCTGTCAACATCTTGCCATTAGCAAACAAGCCTTTGCCCGTGACTATGTCATCAATTGTTCTGCGAGTATATGCATCTGAACCACCTTCACCACCAGTTCCCATGATTTCTTCAGTCCTGATCTTGGCAACTTGATCAGGGGTTAAATCTTTGCGAGTAGATGTTTCACCATCTCCGCTTGGAATGAGGGCGTAGTATTGGTTTGTATCAGGATCAATTTGAACACTAAGACCGCTAGTTGTAATGTCTTGGGTTTTCAACTGACTCAAATCAGTCACACCAGTTTGAATCAGTTGACGCGCCATATCAAGCAACACTTGCTCGGACGCTGTAGCTGTCCTACCTAATAAAGTGTTTGCTTCGTTGGCGGCAAATCCAATGTTTGCACCTTTAGTCTGAAATGCACCACCAGTCATGGAGCCTGCGTTTTCAGAAATTTGACGCGCCAAAGTTAACAACTGAGCACCATCGTACTGATTACCTTGATGGTCAGTAAGCGTTGGCAGTGTAACGGCAGTAGTTGTGTCAGTTGTTTTAGTTGTACCAGTAGTTGTATCTTTTGTTGTAGTCGTATCAGCAACAGTTGTTTTGGCGGCTGGCAAACTACTGTATGCGGCATTAACTTGATCTGCCGTAATACCCATTGTTGCGGCAAGCGCGGCTACATCTGATCTCTTAGCATTAGGATCATTAGCAAGCAGATTTGTTAAAGCGTCATTGACCTCAGTTTGAGTGTATGTTTTGTTAGCCGTTATAGGGTCGCCACGCTCATTAAGTTCCGTTAAAGTGCCATCTGCATTTTGTCGAAAAGTAGTTCTTTCCCCCACCACTTGTTTGGTGTAGGGATTCCCAGCTTTATCTTGAGGCCAGCTACTGTACAAGTCTTCTGGTGGTTCAACTACAGGCGGCTCTGGCAAAGGAGGAGGCTCTGGTCTAGGAGGTGGCTCATCAGGACGGCGTGGAGGTTCGTAAACACGCTCATCTGGAGGCTCGTAAACACGTTCATCTGGAGGAGGGGGTGGAGTAGGTTCCTCAGCCACAGCAACAGCATTTAAACCGCCAGTAGGTGGAGGTTCATAAGCAGGTGGGGCAACATCAGCTTGTTGAAAATAACTGACAACCGCATTTGCATCGTATCCAGTAGCACGAGACAAGTCAGAAACAGAAACACCGTACTGCGCGGCTGTTTCAGCAATCAGTGCTGGGTTGCCAATGTTGGCTTCAACAAAGGCTTTAATTTGTTCATCAGAAACAGTAGGAGCCGCAGGTGCAGTGTCCTCAAAGACATCTTCGCCAAATTGTTGTTGATAGTAATCTATTGCCATTTCAATCAACCCTTTGGTTAACAGCACCGACTAGAGCCGCCGCCCAATCCTGCCAGTTGTCGTAGATGTACGGGCCGGGAATGCCTTCGTTCGTAAACACATCAATAGCCTTCAGGCTTGCCGCCCACTCTTTCCAGTGCTCCTCACCAGAAGGAATAGACAACTGCTGACCAGCATACGCCTCGCACATAAGCGACGCCCATGAGTTCCAATCTTGGTAGCGAGGGTCGTATACAACAGCCAGCGCCATATCAACCTCCGAATGGACGAACATCGCCCACGTTGGCACTGAGCAAAATCCTACCCATTTGATAGTTTCCACCCTGCACGTTACTTGTAAATCTCAAGCGTATCTCTCGACGTTGTTCACGCATATCAATCTTGCCAGTGTCTGGATCAAAGTAATATGGGCTTGAAGTAACGTCTTCTCTTTGTGCAAATGGTCTGCCAATAATTTGTAGTGACATTTGCCCAGCTTGAATGAAGTCAGGTTCAATACGTTCAAGGTGCAACCAGAAGTTTTCGCCAACACCGCCTTGAGGTATCTGTGGTGACTGGGACGGGCCGCCCCCCACCCAACCTAAGTCCGATGTTTCAAAGTAACTCTCAATAGCGTTTACGGTTTGATCGTTTACTTCGTCAGTACCAATCTCATGTTGCCACAAAGTGATGCGACCAGCGGTTGTGTTGAATGTAGCCGTCACGGTTGCAGATGCAGTTGCATTGTTGCTCAGTGTGACAGTGAAAAATCCAACTGTTGCACTTGGAGCAATCAACGTAATGATTGAATTGTCTGGAATTCCAGTTCCAATAACCAATTGACCAAGAGCAATTAAGTTTGTAGTTGGAACTTCAATAGTTGGCAAAGTGTTTGTAGTCGTAACCGATGAAGAGAAAACTTCCTCTTGCACACTCAAGTCAGTACCTGCATTGATTGGAAAACGAAAAACTTGAGAGAAGTAACCAGCAGAACGTCTAGCACCAAGCCCTTGTCCGCCGTCATACCAACAGTTTTCGCGGATGTTATAGATCACGCAATCGTTGCATTCCTCTGAGTCACCAGAGGGAAAGAACCACCAAATTTCACCAAAACGAGGAACTTTTGTAGCCCAAACTTTTTGACTCTGCGCATAGTTTAGATTGTCAAAAAAGTAGTTTTGGTTCATGGAGTTTGGGATTTCCTTTACAGTACCGTTGTACAGAAGGAATCGATCAACACCAATCCAATAATAGATACCGTCGTACTCAATAACGCATTGAGAAGACAGAATAGAAGACTGACTAGAGATGATGTCATAGCGCCAATAAAACGTCGATGCAACACCACCAGTGCTAACTGTTGTAGGGGTATAGGAAACGCGAATCAATGAATCAAGCGCCCAAAACAATCCAGACGGTGCATTAGAACCACCGCGAACAGGTAGACCTTTGACAATCTTTGTAGAGGCTACGTTGACCTCGTTCGAGTCAGGCCCGTTCCAATCGAATGGATTACCAGCTACGCAATTCTTAATTAACCCGTTGTCTCCATACACAAAAACATATGGATGCAAAACAACTACACCACCTGAAACTTCAATAATGGCACCAGTAGGACTTGTTCCAGCAGTATCAGTCAGTGGGGACAATACGGTGCCAGCAATGTTTCCAGACAAAACTGGGGTGTTTACTGTTTGGTCGTTCTGCGCTAAGTTTAGGCCGGGGTGCGCAAGCAACAACTGATTACCCGACCCCTGCGCATCAAACGACGAATCAAACTGCCAAAGGTTTAAATCGCTTTCAGTAAAACCATCATTGATGGTAGCAACCTTGATTGAAAAACCACTACCAGTTCCGCCAATGCTTGCGGCAGTTGCGCTCAATGTGTTTCCTACCGCATAGCCGTTACCAGCGGTTGTTAAGGTCACCGTGGTTACTGCATTGCCAGACACCACAATCGTAGCCTTAGCACCCGATCCAGAGCCGCCTGTGAGCGTCACATTAGTATATGTACCGTTGGTGTATGCAGAGCCGCCAACCAATGTGTTGAGCGTTAAAATTAAACCAGTAAAAGTAAAATTATTTACGCCAGAACCAATACCATTGTTATCAATGTTGATGACTTGCAAGCCATTGTTGTAGCCATTGAATACTTGGTTGATACCGTCGGCGGAGTTGACATAGATACCGCGAGAGTAACCAAGCGCATCGTTTGTGATAGCACGATAGCCGCCAATCTTACGAGGGCGACCGCGCTGAAACCTTACCCAACGACCATCAGAATAAAAGTTTTTGTCGAAGAACGTACCGTCCCGCTGGACACCGGGCTGGGTATCAATCGAAAAAACCTTTTTGGTCATGGGAATGTCCCGCCAGTAATTCCAGTGGTAAATGTTCCAGTTGTTCCAGACACAGCGCCAGAAAACACCCCAGCAACACCAGATACATTTCCAGCAATTGCTAAACCAGTTGCTGACAGAGTAGAGCGCAACACACCAAGAATAGATGTGTTGAACTCACCAGAAGCGGCGCGGTAAACACCAGTGCTTGCCTCTGAAGCAAAGTACAAAGCAGGCGCTCCAACAGTTCCGTTGATCAATCCAATTGAAGACGATCCAGCCAACACCGTATTAGCGTTGACTAAGTTCACAGAGTCGCAAATCAAAGTTGCTTGTTGATTTGATGCAATCGTTGCAGTAGAACCGCCAGTGTTGGTTGTAACGGTAACCGTGTAGTTTCCAACCCCACCGACCGTTGCATTCTGAATGTAGTACACCTGCACCGTTGGAGGAACAATGATTGTCACGTTACCAGTCAGTGTTCCAGTGTACTTTTGGATCACGTTAGAGGCTTCGGCTGAAGTCAGCGTGTAGGTTCCAGTAACAACTGCCTTGGTCAATTGAGTGAATGCAAATTGCGTAGACTTACCCAAACCCACCGTATAAAACGTAGAGCCACTGCAAACAATAATGCAAGAGTCACTAGGTTGAAGAATGATTGTTGCAGAGCCGTTGATGGTATTTCCACCAGAACCTGCAACCGTCAAAGCACCAGTTCCGCTGTTACGCAAGAACATGAACCAGTTATCGCCCAAAGTAGAGGCGGACGTAAGGGTCAAGGTTCCAGCACCACCAGTCCAAACATAAGTGTTAGAACGATCAGTGGTAAGCGCAGTGTAATTTGACGAAAATGTCGTAACAGGTTGGGATTGGTTGAGCGTTTGACCAATAGCCAAAAGACCGTATCCAGCCAGCGTAGCGGCATCAGCACCTGAAGAACCAATACCGTAGGCAATGATTCCCCAAGTACCTGCTGTGGTTGCGTTTGTAGTAATGTAAATGTACTGAGCCTCACCAGCGGCTACAGTCACAATGGTGTTCAAACCAGTGTAGTCTTTAACCAGCAAACTTACAGCGCCGACATTTCGGATCAAGGCATCTTGACCTACCGAGGCTTGATTAGCAGGTGGCATCCACAACTCGTTTGCGCTAGAGGCGGTTGACACCTCCATAATTCGAGCGGCGGCATCATCAGTTGTGGTGCCGTTGATAGGCCATTCCAACTGCAAGTCAGTCGTCAGAATGATGCGGCGATACGATACGTCAGTTGGCTGGATGACGTTACCAGTGAAGGGGCTGTTGTAACTCATTATGAATCCACCGCTACGGCTTGACGATCAGCCAATCTCAATTTATCTTCAGCCATCAAGGTACGCATGATGAGGTCATAGTTTTGTTGCCACATAGCCATGCGCTCATCGTTCTTGAGGAACGGCATAGCCTGCAACAAAGACCCATACAGCAACGCTTGGGGCGCGTAAATTGTGAACCAATTCGTCTGGTTAGAAGAATCCAAAGGCTGAATGCGCTCGTAGTACAGCACCTCAAAGGTGTAAGCTGTAGCAGGAGTTGGGGCAACCAACCAATGGGTGTAGTCGTAGTCCGCAAAATATGCGGGAATACCAGTATTGGT